ACTCATAGCAGCCGAACAGACAGGACGGACAGCGTTTTTAATGGAGCTTGACCCCCTGTATGTGGATGTAACGGTTCAGCGCTGGGAAGATTACACCGGGGAGAAATCGAAACTGGAGGAAAGATAATGGCAAGACGAAAGAAACCAGCAGCACTCAAAGTTTTAGAAGGCAACCCCGGCAAGTATCCGATTCCGAAAGAACCCATCCCCCCAGAAGGTATGCCAACCATCCCGGAGTTCCTTGACGACTATGCAAAGACAGAATGGAACAGGATAGTTGATGGCCTGTATGCGATGAAAGTCCTGGCCGAGATAGATCAACAAATCCTCGCCGCTTACTGTAGTGCATATTCACGGTGGAGACACGCAGAGGATGAGCTACAAAAACTCAGCACAAAGGGCGGGACCATTGCGGGGTTGGTACAGAAAACAATATCCGGCAACTGGATTCAGCAACCCTTGATCGGGATAGCAAACAAAGCGGCCGGGGATATGGTGCGCTATGCAGCCGAGTTTGGAATAGGGGCGGCGGCCAGGGCGAAGCTGGGGGTGGACCCGGCGAAGGGCAAGGAAAGCAAATTCAAGGGGTTGATTGGTGGCAAAAAGTAGCGATCGCGTAAAAGCAATAGTCAAATTTATTGAGCAACTGACCGTCCCATCCGGGAAAGGCCAAGGGACACAGTTCAAGATGAGGAAGTTTGAGCTTCTGTTTATCAAGGCTGTCTATGGTCCGGTAGATAAGTTGTGGAAGCGAATTGTCCGAAGGGCGATTTTGAGTCTTGCTCGTAAGAACGGGAAGACCGCATTTATTGCCTGCCTTGCACTGGTTCACCTGGTCGGACCCGAAGCAGAGGTAAATGGGGAAATCTATTCAGCAGCCACCGAAAGAGAACAGGCGGGGATTGTTTTCAAGTATGCTTCCCAGATCGTAAGGGCGGACCCGGAGTTGATGTCATATATCAAGATAGTCGATTCTACAAAGACGATGGTCTGCTATTCAAACGGGTCCATCTATCGGGCAATTTCAGCGGAGGCCGGGACTAAGTATGGATATAACCCCACAGTGGTAATTTATGACGAATTAGCCCAGGCGAGGAACCGCGACCTGTATGATGCCCTTGACACTTCGATGGCCGCGAGAGAGGAACCTCTCTTCATTGTAATCTCCACTCAGTCGAATGATCCCCTCCACATACTCAGCCAGTTAATTGATGACGGACTAAGTGGACGAGATGAAACTACTGTCTGCCATTTGTACGCTGTTCCAGATGATGCGGAGGGTGTTTTCACAGATCAGAAACTGTGGCGGAAGGCCAATCCCGCACTCGGAGATTTTAGATCCCTGCCTGAAATGAAAACCGCAGCCAAGCGAGCAGTCAGGATGCCTACCTTTGAATCCTCGTTTCGCAATTTGTACTTGAATCAGAGAGTCGATGCCAAGTCTCCACTTATCCCCCGAGCCGAATGGATAGCCTGCAAGGGAGACGCAACCATCGAGCCGGGAGAAGAAATTTACCTGGGGCTTGACCTTTCAGGAAAAACAGACCTGACCGCCCTTGTCGGAGTATCAGCGGGGGAGCAAGATCGAGTCAAAGCGTGGTTCTGGAAACCACAGGAAAGTTTGATCGAACACGAAAAGAGGGATAGGGTTCCTTATGTTGTCTGGAAGAAACAGGGTATTATATACACCTCGCCAGGAAGGGCCATTCAATACTCATTCATCGCCCTTGAACTCGCCAAAATCCATCAAACATATAAGATAATCGGGATAGCCTTTGACCGCTACCGCATTGATGATCTTATGAATGCAATGCAGGCAATAGACCTTGATTGTTATGTTGACGGGAAAGATAAGGCGAGAGAGGGTGCTATTCGACTTGTTCCGTGGGGGCAGGGATACGCATCAATGACTCAGGCCGTTGAAGCCTTAGAGGGGTCAATCCTTGACAGGAGATTTATACACGATGGGAATCCCTGCTTAACTTGGAATTTCAGCAATGCAATAACGGAAAGCGATGCAGCCGGAAATCGGAGGCTGGACAAGAGTAAGACGCGATTTAGGATAGACGGGGCGGTGGCATGTGCGATGGCGGAAGGATTAAAAAGCAGAGATATATCAGAAGCGCCAGCAGCCTCCGTCTATGACGGATTGACAGCAGAGCAGATAACAGCCCGGATGACCGGGGCATAAACCAAAAGGAGAATGAAAATGTTTGACAGATTCTTTGAGCAAAAGACGAAAGAGGCGGTTGAAGAGGCGATGGATATCGGAGTGCTGAGAAAAGAGGAAAAATCGAAAGGAGAAAACTAATGGGAGAATCAATGGAGAGACTGAAAAGAACGGGGATGAAGATGAAAACACTGGCGCCAGGTCAGCAAATCCAGCTCACCCCGAAGCAAAGGAAGAGTGCGGTCACAAAGGCGTGTGAGTGCGGCTGTGAGTATTTCATCCTGGTGGTTAGGGTGAGTACCATATCAGCGTTAATTTCACCCACGGGGCAAATGCTGACGACACAGATGCCCGTTCTTGTGTGTCTTGACTGTGGGAAGCCGTTGGGATAACCCATTCAGGGGTGCGGCTGGATACGCACAGGGAGGTTGATATGAACTTTGGAGATTGCCCATATTGTAACGGTTTTACCGGACTCTTTGCTCTACCCGAAAAGACACCATGCTATGCAAAAGTAAAGTGTGAATCTTGCGGAAAGGAAATCTGGTATAGGTTCTCAAGGATTGACCCAGCATCATGGACGGTTGAAGACTTTGAGAAGGAATTTATCATTGATAACAAAAACGGTAGAATCACATCTAAAATCCAACCAACGGGAATATTTGACTGGAAGGATAAGTAATAATCATGCAAATACCCAACAAGCAGACCTTCCGCATAAATGAAGTAAGCGAGCTTCTAAGCGTCCCGGTACGGACATTGTATTACTGGATATCAATAGGCCAGATAGAGGCTGTCCGTCCCGGTAAGCGTTCCCTGCGTGTCCCTCGGAGTGAATTGGTGCGGATTAGCCTGACAACCACCTTGGATGAAACAGAATAAAACCTTTCTACATAATCTTTTTGTGCAACTAGCGCAACCGCTACAATAATTATTTCTAAAAAATCATATAATGCACCCAACAAGTCGGCAACCACCCGGCAAACTATCAAATGTGATGAGCAGGTGTCGCTTGACGGGCTGGAATATTCCTATCTAAACGTAAAAAGGGAGAGAGCTTGAAGGCGTTTTTTAAGGGTTTGATTGATGTCAGGGATTCTTTTGTATTCGGCGGAATTGGAATGCTCGGCTATGGACTGTATTTAAAATGGGGACTCGGGTGGGCCTTTATCGTGTGCGGCTCTCTGCTAATGCTCTATGGATTAGGATGGATTTTAAGGATACCTAAATGGGCATCACCGAAAAAATAGAGCAGAGAATGGCTATGGGTCCGACTGATGATAGTTGGTACAACCCAGGCGGATTCTATTATGGCGGGGCTGGGACAAAGACGAAAAGCGGCTCCTCTGTATCAGAACTTAACGCTATGCAACTTGCTATTGTGTGGTGCTGTATCAAGATTCTTTCCGAAGATTCCGCCTCCTTGCCGTTGCCATTTTATCGGAAGTTACCTGGCGGCGGGAAAGAACGCGCAACCGGACATCCCAACTATTCACTTCTCCATGATTCCCCAAACCCTGAAATGACAGCCTTTTCCTTCCGTGAAACCGGTATGTCTCATCTTGTCGGGTGGGGGAACTGGTATGCAGAAAAGCAATTCGGAAGCGGAACGATAGGGCGGGATCAAGTAAAAGCCCTCTGGCCTATAACTCCAAACAGGGTCAAATCAAAGCGTAACGAGAAGAAACAGCTTGTATATCATATCAGCATGACCGGAACGGGTTTGCCGGATGTGATTCTTCCGAAAAGAAATGTTCTTCATATCCCCGGCCTCTCGTTCAATGGCCTTGTCGGTTATTCACCTATCGCGGCGGCGCGGGAAGCGATTGGACTTGGTAAGACATTAGAGGAGTTTGGGTCTGCGTATTTTGAGAACGGGATGCACCCTTCGGTGGTTGTTTCAATGCAGGGGTCAATGAAAGACCCCAAAGCATTTCACACAGCATGGAATGAATTATATGCGGGACTTGGCAACGCTCACCGCATGATGCTGCTTGAAGAAACCCAAAAAGTTGAAAAGCTCGGAATACCCAACGAAGAGGCTCAATTTCTGGAAAGCAGGAAATTTCAGAATGTCGATATAGGATCACGCATATATCGCCTTCCCCCCCAGATGTACGGGGAATATGAAAAGGCGGCTTCTTATGCCAGCGCGGAGCAATTCAGCCTTGATTATGTCGTGAAAACATTGAGGCCGTGGCTTGTCAGAATCGAGCAAGCCTTAAATATGTCGCTGATTTCACCGGCCGAAAAGGGTGAACTTTTCTTTGAACACCTCATTGATGGGTTGATGCGGGGTGATGCGGCGGCAAGGGGTGAGTATTACAACAAGTTATTTACGGTCGGGGGTATTTCACCAAACGAAATCAACGAACTTGAAAACCGAAACCCGATAGGACCGGAAGGCAATAAGCGGTTTGTGCCTCTAAACATGATTCCCCTTGAAGACGCAGGCAAGCAACAAGACTCGGATACCGATAACCGTACCATTTATCGCACCCGCCTTGAATCAGCATACAGACCCCTCCTCTCGGATGCCGTTGGAAGAATTACCCGTAAAGAATCACAGCGAGTCAACTGGATACTCAAGAACCAGGGAGACAATGGTGCTTTAGGGGAATTTTATCAGGAACTCCCCGATTACATCAAAAAACAGTCAAATCCAGCCTTTTTGAGTTTTGCGGAAGCCCTAATGGGTATGGAAACGGAGCTAAATGGACGTGATTATGGCAGTTTTAAGGCTGAAACACAGCGATTTATTGATGTTTTCTGTACCGGATTTGCTGAAAATTACGTTGAGACATCCCGAAATCTTGGATCTGAAGAGGGGGAATGGACTGAAAGAGACGCGGGATCAATAGCAGAAGCACAGATAAAGAGCCTCGGAGATGCCTTTATCGGCCATTTACAGGCGCTTACGGGGACAAAATAGTGAAAAAAGACTATGAAACCGCCGTTTCTCAGCGACATGAGACACGGGAAAAGAGAAAAAAGGACGAAAAAGAGGATAAAGACCATGAAAGAGAACAGGGAAAAAAGAAAAACAGGTGAAATCAGGGCAATAACCGCCGATGATAACAACCTCAGAAAGATTGTTGGATATGCATCTGTTTTCGACAAACCTTCAGAGTACATGGGTTTTGTTGAGTACGTCCGCAAGGGAGCTTTCAAGAAAGCCCTCTCCCGGTCCGATGCTCGTGCACTTTTCAATCACGATACCGATACAATTCCCCTCGGAAGGCAGAGCGCCGGAACCCTCATATTAAAAGAGGACGATAACGGGCTTTATTACGAGATTACCCCGCCCGATACGCAGACCGCGAGGGATCTTATGACCTCCATTGACCGGGGCGATATCAAGGAATCATCTTACGGCTTCTCCGTTGCGGTTGATGAATGGGACTACTCCGACAAGGATACGGTAAAACGTACCATTATTGAGATTGAAGAAGTCTTTGACATAAGCCCCGTAGTGTTTGCAGCCTTTAACGATACGACCGTGGCGCTCAGAAAGATGGAAGAAAACAAACCCGCTGTTCCCTCGAATGGCGATGATACGGCTGACGATCCCTTGATCGACCTCGGCCATATTGAAGAAGAAGATATTTTATATCGGAAAATCAAAGGAATCAAGGAGGATACAGTCAATGAATGAATTTCAGAAAAGAATGAAAGCCGCCTTCGACAAGATGGAGGCAATCCGCAAGAAAGCCGAAACCGAAAAGAGGGCAATGACCGCTGAAGAAATTGAAGAGCGGTCAACCCTTAAAGTCGAGATCGAAGCGGCAGAAGGTGAAATGAAGTCGGTAGAAGCGGAGGATGAAATCAGAAGCCGCCT